AATATCTTTCAGGTTGCAACCCATCCATATAGACATCAAAAAATGCCCCATTTGGATCACAGCTTATCTTTGTAAAATCTGTATTAAAATCAACTACCATCTCTTCTGTATTTTCATCCCTAAGTCCCCAATATGATGCTGATGGTAGTACGTAATTAGTTAAGTATACTGAAGATGTTGTAAAAGTTCTTGTCGGGTATTTTGGTTTAGCTGTTATTCTAAATCTCTGTTTACCGATATCCGGGTAGGTGCCTTTATTATTTTTTATATCTATTATTGTAATATCTGTTGTGAGTAGTTGTAACTCTCCTTGATCGTAAGTTGTATCATCCCATCCAAACTCTAAATATGGTGGGTATATTGTATTTGTATCTTTTCCGAAGTATTTTAACCTAATTGACCCGCTTTCGTTAAACTCTAAACTATCCTGTATCTTAACAATAAATCCCTTATTTACTAGAGTGTTATCGTACATCTGTTTAACTGCAGCAGTAACATTTATATCAACGTCGTTTGTAGAGGATAGTGTATGTATTTGAGAGAATTCCATTGACTCTCCGTTAGAAGATGTATACCAGTTTCCTCCTCCTTCTGAACCTGTAGCGAATGAGCTGGTTACATTAGTTGGGTAACCTGATGTTAACCATGCTTGAGTTTCATAAGCTTTTGTATATTCCCAACTTACTCCTGTTTTATTAATTGGATTATCTCCAAACTTGCCTGTTCCATTATCCCACTCCCCACTATTTACATAGATCGGATAAGCGCTTATTGAGTATTGTGACGGTATCTGACTTGCATCTGCTAAATATAAATGTAAACTTGAACTAAAATTTGTATCTCCAATCTTATTGTCGATTATATCTACTATCTCACTATTAGCAAACTTCATTAAAATACGATTAGTTTGTCCTACACCTGTTGAGTTTGGATAACCTCCTATTTCTATAATCTCATCTTTACCCGCATTTCCTGTAGGTTGTTCTGTGGATATAAATGTATCTTTCTCTGGAAATATTCTGTAGATTGCCATATTATAGTGTTGTTGTTCTTCCTTTTATATCCTGGTTAGGAAATTTTACTTCAAATATCATCGTATCATAAGAAGGGTATACTATGTTATTTCTTGTTGCTCCTTTGATATCGTAAGCGTATTCCGAGTAGGTTTCCCCCTGTTTATTTATTATCTCCACTTTTTGAACTGTCTGTACTCCTACCACTCTGTCTAATACTCCATATATTGAAGATAAATCTATAGGCTGGTTTATATTCCATTTTGTTATGTTAAAATAGTCTACCAACGTATTGGTACATGATAGTAAAACATCCCTGCTGTTATAATTAGACCTTACTAGGATATCAAAATTAACTCCAATATTTACTATAAATGCATCTTTTATGTTTATTGCATCAGTTAATATCATGTATTGGGAGAGATATGTTTTTAAGTTTTGTTTCAAGTTACTGCTAGCAGTGGTTAATCTCCTATTGTTATCATAAGCAAGTACGTACATAGATAATGCTAAAGGATTATTATCTATTATGCTATCTGTAACATTCCCTGTACTCCCTAATCCATCTTGAGTTACATATACTTTACCTACTGAGCCATATTTAGAAGGAAGTGACATCGCTCTTACTGTATAATCCTGTAAGGTTACTGCTCTTCCTTGTTCTGCAAAGGACCTTAAGGAGTTTTGTCTTAGTTCTTCTACTGTATCTCCATCCTTACCTCCGGTTGCTGCTACAGTATTATTGAAAGCTAATGTTCCTTGGTATGTAGTATCGACTGCAGTAGAAGCTGCTGTATACTGTGTTAGTGTGTTTGCTGGTACGTTAGCTTTAACTCCTCCGCCTACTAGGTATCTGATTGTTAATGTTGTATTTGATGGTGCTAGTCCGTATGTTTGAGTGTATAGATAATTAGAAGGATCATAAGCTATGTTTAAAGTACCTACTCCTTGATTTGTTCCCATACCTACATTAGTTGGATCTGGTGTAAATGTTGTATCATCTGTTCCTACTACTCCTGCTCCAAACTGTATTAGTAATTGACCTTGTGAGTTAAATCTAGTTACAAATCTCCTAGGAACTTTTTGAAGGTTGGTTATAAACGGAACTAATGCATCATCTGTAGATGTGTTTGAAGTATCTATAAAAACTGTTTCTTGCCCTAAAAATGGCACTTCGTACCAGTTGTTTGTATCTTCATCAACTATATCTAGTACTCCGACAATGCTAGCATCGTCTACTGTTATTGTTGCGTATTTTTCACTATCTGTAAAAGTGGTGGTGAGTGTTTTTATCTGGCTAGATACTGCTTTAACTCTCTTTTTGAGTAAAAACTCTGTAGGGACTCCTGTATTTCCATCTAGAGAATAGATAGAGATCTCTGTAGGTTCGTATGAACTTGAGAATGAAAAATCTATTTCCCTGTCTATTAAGAATGGGATACTTCCTGCTGAGTCTGATCTAATTACTGTATTTCGTGATACTGTTAATGCCTGGTTCCAATTCGGAGTTGATGTGATTGGGTCTGCACCTACTCTTTGTGTTACTTCTAATACTACCTCTGCAACTGTTGTTACTTTTGGCTTGTACCCCATCATATAAGCTAAAGTATATAGGTTAGCTGGTTCTTTAGCATATTGTAAGAATGTCTCTTGTAGTTGTATATCTTGGTAGAAAGATAATACGTCCCCCACGTATGCTGCCATCTCCATAAACATCATTCCAGGAGATGTTGGAGAAAAATCATTGTAGGTATCAGGGAAGTAGTTTTTAGTATATTCTATTAACTGTTGTCTGAAGTCGCCAAATTCCCTATCTACGTATTTTATATTTCTATCTTGAGCCATTATTGTTCAAAGTTTATCAGTAATTCATCATCAATGTTTGTTTCTGAAATAGAGTAGGTCATATAAAAGGATATTGTATTTATATCTGGTTGTGCTTCTACTCGCATAGTTGTTGGAAGAACTCTAGGAAAGTAAAGTGATAGTCCTTGCCGGATAATATTTTTTATTTCTTCTAATCTATCTTGAGTAATATTTTCGAAAACCTGATTTCTTAACGGAGTTCCAAAGGTTGGATTTAGGTACCTTTCTCCTATTCCTGTTAGAAAGTAATTTATAATATTAGTCTTAATAGCGTCCTTTGTTTGATATGTTGAGTTGAATACAGCGTTACCAGAGAAGGGAAGGGACACTCCCACCGCTTTCCTAGGTTGTAAATCTAAAGGGTTTATTTTTCTAATATTGAATGCCATACTATATTACTCCGTATTTTTCTTTATCTTTTTGAACCGCAGCTTTGTATATACTTCCTGCTTTTTTGAGGAAATCAAGATTGCTAAGGTCTATTCCGGGTTCAGGTCCTGATTCATTAATACCCATGTTATAAGCTATTGATGAAGCAAAGCTAGGTTTTTGAACCATATCACTATTTCCTGTATATATATTTTTATACTCTTCATTAGTCATTGCGGCTCTGGTCTCTTCTAGCATTTCCATTACTGGGGTATTACTTGTTTGTTTATGTTTCTCTACTGGTTTTGATAGTGGTTGTCTGTATTGTTGAGATATTACAGATTCCTCTGTTGTTGGTGTACTTGCAATCCTTACTGCTTCGGTCATTACTTCTTGTAACTCCTCCTTTACGGCTGCCTTTACTTCTTCTCGTATGATTTTTCTTAATTGATCGAGTTTCATAATAATAAATAGTTGGTTTATGGAAGTTGGTTATCTATTCTAAATTTTAATTCGTCGAGGAGTATTTGTGTGTTAGAACTGAATGAGGGTTCTCCTTTTAGTATAATGACTCCTATGCTATCCTTAGCTACCGCATACCTTCTAGGTACGGGGTTTACTCCTTGTTCTTCGGTTAATATAGCTAGTACATAATCTTTTCCATTAGTGCCTCTATGTGTAAAATCTTGAGTAGGGGTACTGCCTAATGGTATAGCTTCTGTAGGTTGTATTTCTTTTATGAGTATTTTTAACTCCTCTATTAAAGCAGAGTTATTATTAAAAGTTCCTCGTGTTGTATTTGTATTAGTGGTAGTGTTATCGACTCCTTGCAGATTTCCGGTAGTATCCACTCCTTGTATATTCCCATTTATATTAATAGGAACTTGTATTGAATTTAGATTTGTATTAGCAATTAACTCCTTAACGCAGTCTGTAATGTTAAAATTAACTGAGGTTAATGTATCTCTTATTTCATCTAATCCTGGGGATATTTCATCTACTAGTTCTTGTACGGTTTCTGCATCCTCTTGCAGGGCTTCCAATAGCTCTATAAGCTTATGTAACCTTACGCTTTTGCGTACTGCGTATCCGGTTGTTTTTGCGGATATAAGTCCTCCGCTCATTCCAGGAGAGATTCCTAAGGCTAGTGGGGTAGGATCTCTTTTGCTTACTTTAATTAAGCGTGTGATAATTCGGATAAGTGGATTTAGGGTTCGTGGTATTTTACTAAACTCATTTGTTACTTTCTGGAAGTTATTAATAGTTCCCTGTAAAGTGTTTTGGGTTTTAGCAATTTTTATTAATTCTTCTGGGGATGGGCATTGATTACTAAATTTTTCGAGTTGTTTAAAAGCTTCTTCAGTTATACTCGCATCTAGGTCCCCTTGCAATTTCCCTAATTTATTTGCAACTATGGATGATATGTCAGATAAAAGTGCCATTATTCTGTAAAAACTTTTTTAGATTTTATACGGGAAGGGCCTGTTGGGTTTATCCGCCTTTTCATAGCTTTGATCACTGGTTGCATTTGAGCTCCTCTTTTATTTAATAGTGGAATTGGTTTTTTATCTACAGTTTTAGCTCTAGCCATATCTCTAGCCATTCTCTCTAACATCTTGAATAGTGTCTGCAGTAATTGCTCTGTTTGATTACCTAGAAGAACAGGTTCTTTAGTGTTTCCAGGGGCAGTTCTAGCTTTTACTCCTAAAAGTATTTCAGGTGCATCGACGCAGAAATAACTGCTTGCATCCATATTTATTGACCCTCCTGTGTTGAGCCCTATAGAGGTTATGCTGGAGAGTAGCATATCTTGTTCTTTGGCGTTGAAGAAAAGTCTACCGCTATTAATGAGTATTTGATTTCCTTTAAATTGCCCAGCTGTGGTTGGAGGTTGATCGTAGGCGGAACGCTTTTGGTTAGCTTGATCTAAAGGAATCTGGTGGTCTGATATAAAATATATTGAGGAGCTATCTTTGTTTATATCTTCAGTAATTGTTGTAAATCCGTCGTCTGTATCTATTTGCCCATTACTGATTATGATAACTGGTTTTCCTTTATTTGAATCATCGACCCATGGGTTAGCTGTTCCTTTAGCTCCTGTGAGTCTTATTGATTGTCCCTGCCTTCCTTCTACCTGTAAATCTCCTACTGCTGACCGTATAGGGTTAATTGTAGGTTCTTCTGTAAAAGTACCTCCTTTTTCAATATCTAATGTTGGGTTAGAAAAAACATCTAGGTAGGGATTGCAGTTAGGACTATTCCATACATTCACTATGCTCATATAAAACAATGCTGTTACTCCTATTGATTTAGTTTTTCTTGGAGAAGGTTGAGAAGATATACTAACTAATTCCCCTACTACTGGTACTGTTTTTATTTGACCTGATCCCTGGTATGCAAAATCTTCTATAGTTGCTAGGTCTTCAATACCTTTCTTGCTCTCATATCGAAAGAATACTCCATTTATAGACCTTCCTCCTCCTTTATTTTGATATTGAGGGTGATTTTCATCTAGTATAATATCTAAAACTCTTCCAAAATCCCCTGCTCCATTAGTAAAGCCTTTAGTAGAGCCTGCCCCTGTACTGGAGTTTTGTAAAAAATTAGTGCTATACTGTGCCATTACTCTTCGTTATTTTCTAAATCTTGTTTTTCCTTAATATTTCCCTGTGTTTTCTCTTGCTCTAGAATTAAATCTTGTAAATCCGAGAAGTCAAAATCAGTATCTGATCCTCCTCTAGCTTGAACAGCCTCTATCCTTTGAATTACTGTTGCAAGTTTTATTAGGTGCTCATCATTTTTAACACCTATCTCCATATATTCCTTAATCATAGGTACAATAAGTGTTGCATCGCCTATATTATCTATAAGAGGCTTTAACTCTCCTATGAGCCCTTTAACCTGATTTTTAGTTTCCTTAGAATTGATGTATATTTCTTCGAAAAGGTCTGATAATGTCTTTCCTTTAAATATTTCCTTATCTGAATCCATTTTTATTATAAATAGATTATTGTTCCTTTATTGTAAGAATGCCTTTATCATAGTACTTGTAATACATTTTATAAAATTCCTCCCTAAGTGTAGAAATAACTTTAGTTAAGTGTGGAGTTTCACAATCGGTCATTTCTCTTATGTATATATAAAGTGCTTTTTTCTTGAAAATATCTAAATCGTACCTAGTTTTAAAAATGATTAATACTGCATCCGCTATTTGTTGCTCTGTATCTTTAGTAAATAGTACAGGTAACTTACTGTACATTTGCTGTACCCACACATCTATGAATTGACTCAATGTAAATCCCCCTGGTATTTTCAGGTCTGTAAAACTTTCATAGGATTCTTCTATATCGTCAAAAGATCCTACCTGTTTCAGTTTTTTATAATTCTTACTATTGTAATTAATAAGCCACCTCTTTACAATAGTCCCAAAATAGGAATAAGCTTTTGCTCCGTTTGTTGCATCAAATTTGCTAATTTTCTCTTCTAAAAGCATAGAAACCACCTCATGCTTTAAATCTTCTATTTGCTCAACATCTGTATAGTAGAATTTAAAAGTATGTATGATGTTTTCTGCTAACTTATAAAAGGGGGCGTATATGTGATCTGTAAATATCTTAGCTCTATATTCTGTATCTAATGAGTTATTATACTTAGCTATATATTTATCTGTCTCTAAAGTGAAGTAATTATTGCTATTCTTCTTTCTTGCCATAATTTTCTGGGAGCATGTATCGGTCTAGCTCTTCTTGTATATTCATCATCTGTTCAAAAAAGTATCCTACTTCATCATCTGATTTAAACACCTCTCTTTCATCTAGATCTTTAAGATGTTTTTGTGAATCTTTTATTAAATTAGATATAGTTTGTAGATATTCTGCCTGATCTTTTGTTATATCTTCGTATTTTTCTACTTTAATTAATAAATTACGCATTACTATAGTTAAAAGTACAGTAATAATAACTAAAAAAATTATATTAATATATAACATCTTTTATAAGTTTTTTAACATATTAGTCAATCCTTCTGAGGTTTTACTGGTTTTCCCTGTTTTAGCTATAGGAATACCTCCTTTTTTCTTCCAAATATCGTATTCTACCTTAGAAGCTAAAAAATCTGCCGTATGTAGTATAGATACCATGTTAGTTTTCTGTCTAGAACTTTCTTGATGACTAAAGAAATACGCTTCATTAGCTTTATCAAATACTCCATCATGAACTCTGATAGCTATGAACTCCTGTTGGTCACATTCTATACCGAATTTCTGAAGTAGGTATAGTGATCTATCCTGTATTAGCATGAAATCTAAATCAGGATTATTTAAATACTTCTCGGATAGTTTATCCTGTCTCCATTTATCTGTCTGAGGTATATAGTTTGGCTGCTCTCCATCACCTAATTTACCTAGGTCATGAAACAGAGCAGAAAAAACCAATTGCTCTTCTGTGTAATTAGTAGTACCTCCCATATCCCTGTACATATGGTGCTGCTTAAGAGAGTACTCTACTACTCTATTAACATGATCTACATAACCTCCTGGAAAGGCATTATGATACCAAGTTTTACCACTTGCAGGAGCCATGATATATATATCAGATAACTTCTCCAACATAGTATTTACCTTCTCTGCCCTCTCTTTAGGTAGGTAGTGATTTATTATCTTAATATGCTTCTCCCAATTTAGTTGGATCTCTTCTGCTGTTAACATAACTAGTCTTGAGATTCCGTATTAAGAAAGGTACGAATCTCGGATAACTTCTGTTTAATATCATCTAAAGCTGTATAACTCTCTTTCCTTTCATTTCTACCTATGTGAAAATTTAAATTTCTTAACTTGGAATCTATGATATCTAATCCCCTTTCTATTACTATTTTAGTTCTCATACTATTTTTTTATTTATTTATCTTGATTATACTAAGAAGGTATGAAAAATTTTTTTAAGAAACAACTATTATAGAAAGTTTTTACGAGAGTAGGGAGGAAAAGGAGAGGAAAGAGCTTTCGCCTCGCGCAAAAGCGCGAACTTGTCCCGCGTTCTAATCCCCTATCTCTTGCATTTTATAGGGTTCTCCTATCCTGTCAATTACCGATACCGCTTGATCTAGTGAGATATTAAAAAACTCTTTGTTCTTATTTACTCTAAAACCATTCCTCTCTAGGTATGCGTGTATCTCTCCCTCTAATGCATGGGCGTTAAAGCAAGGATATTGGTACTCTACTTTGAAGTCTTCTGCCACGCCTGTAGCAGAATTAATCTGTTTAACCCTCTGGGAGGGAGTATTTTGAGTAAACCCTATTTTGCAAAGGCCCGGCATAGAGCTATTAGTTAAAACATAAATATATTGACACCCAGTGATACCTTTAGGAATAGTAAGACTTCTTAGACGATTAGTATAATAGGTAACATCCTCCCATCCCTCAGAGGCACTATTAATCTCTTTTGAAGGAGTAAGGGTGTAATAGAAAGCTGGAGTCCCTATCTGGTCTTGAACACAGGAGACAAACTCCTGTGCTTGTTCTGGAGTAATACGAGAGATTTTGATTATATCTTGAGTATTTATCATAATAGATTGATTTAAAGATTATATAATATCATCTCCATTAACATACTTAAGAAGTTTAGTCAATACTATAGGCCATACCAATATAGTTACCAAAGAGTCTTGAAAGGAAAGTAAAGGTTTATGGGTTATAAATAAAAGAACATTAATACAAAGACCCATAGCTGTACCTAAGCTAAAATAAAATACGATAAAAGATAGAATTATCTGTAACATAGTGAAATATATAACCGTTTTAATATATCTAAATATAGGAATTTAAAATAAGACTTCCAACTTCTTACCGTATAAAAGGTCTATATATTTAAATACTATTGCACATCTCTCATACTCCTCTATATCCTGGAAATATTCAAGCATTTCATTTAGAGAGTGTAAACATCTCTCTATATCGAAGTCCTCTCCTACGGTATAAGCATCTTGAGCCTCTTCTATATTAATTCGGGTTAAATATGTTACTAATTTAGAATAGTACTTATACTTAACTGAAGGTCTTATCTTAGCATAGTCACTCTTATGCTTAAGTAGGTACATTTCATCTATTAAGTTGAAGTTCTCCACTCCTGTAACAGTCATCCCCATAAGTACATAAGGGTTTTTAAGTACATCCTCTATCTGGTGTTCTCTGTAGATCTCCTCATCTCCTTGTTCAAAGATAGAGAAGAGGGTATGTGGGTCTAGTTTTTGCACAATATGTACTGTTATTATACCTATAAATAGTTAGTATACTACAATATAGGCATTTAAACAAAACAAACCCCGTATATAGCGAAAATTTTGCTAAAAAAAAAATTTAAGTTTTAGGGTTTTTAGGTGGGGAAGTTAGAGAGGAAAATCCTATATTATATTTAATATATACATATATACCCCCTATATAGTGAAAAATCATCAGAAATATGCAACCTAGTTAAGCTCTCACGACCTCTCTCACGACGCCTTAGGGAACAATACTGTCAAGGTTATCTCACAGTGCTCTAAGAGTGCCTGCACCCTGCTCTACTCCTACCCTACCTCTTATATTACAAATTACAGAACTCTTTTAGGAACCTTCCTTTATAAAAAACATGACTGCTAAATACCAGTTTAAGAAAAAGACCTAAGAGAGTTATGAAGTCTCCTAGGCCTTGGATAAATACTAATTAAAACTAAGTGGTTATGAAGCACTTATTCTTTCTGAGTTGTATTGTAAGAATCTTTCTACATTATCCATTCTTACTTTTTCAACTACTATGATTTGTTCTTTTCCATTATATGATTGAGAGTCTGTATTCCAAACATTCTTCATTACCTTTAATTCTATATCTGCTGATTTACCAGATGTAGTCTTTTTGATTATTTTTATTCCTTTTACATTATATACAGTCCAATCAAATCTTACTCCTATATTAGGTAATTCATGAACCGATTTACCTTCCGGTAATTCAAATTCAATACCTTCATTTTCTAATTTAGAGAATAGATTTTCTTTTTTAATTTTATCTATTTGATTATTTACTTCTCTAATCTCCTTTTCAATATCCCATTCTACCTTTCTAGCCTTACTTAGCTCTTCTTTTGTATCTGCTTTTATTTGATTAAATTTACCTAGAATATCATCCTTAAAATCTAATACAATTTGACCTACCTTACCAATCAGTATCATTCTTCTTAATTCATATTCTGAATTTTCTGATGTTGAATAGAATGATGTTTGTATACTATCTGCTTCTTCATCTCTCCAATCTCTATTATTAAAATATAAAGTCAATAATTCTTTATTGTAGTTATAACCTTCTTGAGGTCTTGTAAATTCTACTCTATCACTTGATACTACAATTGTATCTCCTTCTTCTAATACTTCTTCAAAGTACTCATGAATCATTCTAGAAATAATATCTATTCTAGCTTCTTCTAAATCCCTACAAGTAATCCCTGCTTGATTTCTTTTTTCTTGTAATTGAACTAACTTTTGTTCTAAAATTGTAATACGTGTCATAACCTTTATTGTTTTAATTAATTATTAATATACCTAAATATATGAAATATAATTGTTACTAGCAACTTTTCACTATAAAAATTAATAATTACCACTCCACCACCTGACTAAGTTAATTTGAATAACAATAGAGTAGAGGATGTTAATTCATCTTCATTCAAGTGTTTAGATATCATTACACTTAAACCCGTCTCACGGTTACACATATGGCTAATGCAGCTTATTACGATATTAAGCTTAACTACCCTATTGTATTCACGATAGTAATTAATTACCGTTTGTAGTCAGGACAGGATTCGAACCTGTAAGGCTTCCGCACTTCTGCGTTGATCAATTTTTTTATTAACGTGAGGATCGCTGACCTCACCAGTTTTTTAGCGTCTACCTCGTTATAACAGGATTTCTCACATTATAAGCTTTCCGCCACCTGACTATATTTCCCCACCTTGAGATTACTGGTGAGTAGATATATCGGTTTTCTTTCTTTCAATAAACCTGCTGGTCTTACCCTATAAAATTAGTCAAACTACTTGGAGCCTCTGTTACCTGGCTTTATCCCAATGAAGACGGCGTTATGGATGTCCGTCTTAGAACCCTATCAATTGTTTAAGTCTGTGATAAAAGACTCTGAGTACCTCTTACTCATTGTAGTCAATAGTGGACTCGAACCATTGACCTCCTCGGTATCAGCGAGGCGCTCTAACCAACTGAGCTAATTGACTGTTTATTTATTTTTAATTATTAATATACCTAAATATATGAAATATAATTGTTACTTACAACTTTATTTCAAGTTATTTTCAACTAAATACCAACTACACATTCCTTCTTCAAAAAACATATTTACTTTTTTATCACTCTCAAATTCTAATTTTTCACTATCTTCCATCATTTCTTTAATATCCTCCTCATCATAATCTTCCCTCAGTTCTTCTAATACAAAATCTTCTAATAACTTATCATCACTTACCTCGAAAAATTCAATACCGTTCTCCATCATTCCCCAATCATTTGTAACTATAACTTTTAATACTTTCATAATATGTTTGTTTTTAATTATACCTAAATATAAGAAGAAAAATTAAGGTAGGCAACT